TCACTCAGTATCAGCCGTTCGCTTCCAACGTGGGCGACTTGGCAACTTTGAGCGTGACGTGGCCTGTGACGGGAGCGGTGACTCGCGGTACGGCCTAGTTCGTGCTAATGTCTAGGTTATGAACTTCAACCTATTGGTGAAATACCTAGACGGATCCGAGAAAGAGTGCGCGGGGAAAGCGGCCGACATTGTCGCTTTCGAGTCTAAGTTCGACTTGTCGATCGCGGCTCTCGATAAGGATCTCCGACTCACGCACTTGTTCTTTATGGCTTGGCACGTTGAGAAGCGTACCGGCGAAACGAAGCTCGACTTCGAGAAGTGGCTCGAGACGGTCGAGTCTGTTGAGGCGGCTCTCCCAAAAGAATCCAAGGGCTAGGGGACTCCTCGGCCCATTGGTCCATTGCGACGCTCGCCGTCGAGACCGGGATCTCCCCTCGGGAGTTGATGGAGCTCGATACGAGAATGTTGTGGACGCTTCAGCGCGCGGTCGTCGCTAAGGCTAACCGGGGACGCCCTCGACGCTAGAATGGATACGGAGGCGCGCTGTGGTATTGAAACCGACAATGGACTATACGGAGTTGACGTTCGCCGTGAACGAGCTCAAGAAGTTCGACAAGAAGCTTAAGGGCCGAATGGAGCGGGGACTTCGGACGCGTCTCGGCGGCGTCGCTAAGGGAATGGATCGGGAAGTCGCTTCGATCAACCCGCTCCCGCCGTTGTCCGGTTTCGAGAACGACGCGCGCGGGGATACGTTGGATTGGGATCCGATCAAGACCAAGATCCTCACAAGACTTTCCGCCGGTAAGGGCCGAGCGATCCTCCTCGTTCACTTTGAGGGTTCCCCGAACAAGAGAATGTTCCAGATCTCGGAGTTCGCTGGATCGCGAAACAACTATACGACTCCCCAAGGTCGGGCAATGATTGAACAACTCGAGGGTCGTTTCAAGCTTGTCCAAGGGAAGGGTGGACGGTTCGGGTTCCGCGCTTTCTTGAAAGTTCAACCGGAGCTCCTCCGGGAAGCCGAAAACGTGATCAACTCTTTCGTGGATCGTTTCAACCGGACAAGGAGCGCCGATGGCTAAGCCGGTCAACATTCCGATTACTTACAAGTCGGATCCGAGTGGTATCAACAAGGGGATCTCTTCTCTTAACGCTTTCAAAGCTGTCGGCGTGGCGGCCGCCGCCGCTATCACGGCCGCGTTCGGGAAGATCGCGTTCGACTCCGCGAAAATGGCGATGGAGTTCGAGACTTCTTTCGCGCAGATCCAAGGACTTGTGGGGTTGTCCAAGGACGAGGTGATCGAGCTTCAAGCGGCCGCTCGAGAGCTTGGACCTAGTTTCGGGAAGTCTTCTCAAGAAGCCGCCGACGCGCTCTTCTTTATCACCTCCGCTGGTCTTCGAGGAGCGGACGCGATCGACGTCCTCGAGGCGTCTCTGAAAGCTTCCGCGATTGGTCTAGGAGACGTCAACGCGATCGCGAACACGGCGACGGCCGCGATGAACACTTACGGGGCGTCCAATCTTTCCGGGACCGAGGCTGTGGAGGCTTTGGCGGAAGCCGTCCGACTTGGACAGTTCGCTCCGGAGGAGTTGGCGAGCTCTCTCGGTCAGGTGATCCCGATCTCGAACGAGTTGGGGATCTCTTTCCAAGAGACTACGGGTCTGATCGCTGGCCTAACGAAGACAGGTCTCCCCGCTTCTCAAGCTGTCACGGGTATCAAGGCGGCAATGCAAGCGTTCTTGAAACCGACGTCGGAAGCGGCGCGTATGCTCGAGAAGTACGGGATCTCGACGGACGAGGTCAAGAACTCGATCGAACAAGACGGCTTCTTGGCGACAATGATCAAGCTTCGGGAAGCGTTCGGAGAGAACGAAGAAGACTTCACGCGCGTGATCGGGTCGATCGAAGGATTGAACGGCGTTCTCGCTTTGACGGGGGAGAACGTCGCCGTCAATCAAGAGATCGTCTCGCAAATGACGGACGAGTTCCTCATTATGGACGAGGCGATGGGGATCGTCAACGAGACCGCACAGCAAAAGTTCAACGTGGCGATGGAGAATATCAAGGACAGCTTCCTCGAGATTGGTCTCGCGCTAATCGAGAGACTCCAACCGTATCTCGACCGCTTCCTTGAGTGGATCGACCAAAACGGGCCAGCGATCGAGGAGGGCTTCGACAAGGTCTTCCAAGTGATTGACGAGTTCGTCTCGAGCGACACAATGGCGAACTTGATCCAGAGCTTTACGGATCTTTGGCCGGAGATCAAGGAGGCCATCTTTCAATTCGGGGAGCTTGTGAGCGCTTTGATCCCGTTCGTCACGGACGCTTTGGGGGAAGTTCTCCCGCTAGTTCAAGACACGGTCTCCGCTTTCTCCGACATTGTGTTCTTCGTTGACGAAGCTGTGCGAGCGATTGGCGGCTTCTCCGACGAGTCCCCCGGCTTCATTAGTGTCTTGGAGAAACAACTCAACCCGGTGCAACGGTTGGCGACCGCTATGGAGACGTTGGCCGGTTGGCTCAACGCGGCGCGAGAAGCGTACGAGCGCTGGCGGAATAGCGGCTTCGATCCGAACGAGGATCTTGGCGGACAAGCTCGAACGGCGGTCCGATCTCGACGAGCGGGAGGAGGACCCGTCACAGCCGGAGGAGCCTTTATGGTTGGGGAGCTCGGACCGGAGATCTTCGTCCCGTCGGGATCTGGACAGATTGTCCCGAACAACGCTCTCGGCGGCTCAACAATCAACATCACAGTCAACGCCGGAATGGGAACGAACGGGGCCCGCGTCGGTGAGGAGATCGTTTCCGCGATCCGCCGGTACGAACGTCAAAGCGGTCCCGTGTTCGCGAGAGCGTAATGGCGACTGTTGTCGAGCTGTCGACCGTCGAAGGCTTTATCTTGGACGATCCGATCGCTGGTGTGTTGGATAACGTCGAGTACACGCTTGGCGGGAACTCGTTCGCCGATATAACGTCGAGCCTCATAACGGCGTCCGTGAGTCGCGGAAAGAACCGAGATCTCGACCGATACTCGTCGGGCGTGGCGTCGATTGTTCTCAACAACGAAGACCGGAAGTTCGATCCGCTTTACACGGCGGGGCCGCTATACGGTCAACTTGTCCCTCGTCGGGAGATCCGAATCACAACCGACGGGGAGCGCGTCTTCACCGGGACCGTCGACGACTACAATCTTGACTACGTTCCGAAGCCTCGGTCTAAGGCGGAGATCGCGGCGTCCGACGATCTCTCTCTTCTCTCCCGCCAACTCCTCTCCGGCTTCAACCCGTCCTCACAGCTCACAGGAGCCCGCGTAACGGCCGTTCTTGACGACGCTAATGTCTTGTGGCCAACGGATCGTCGAGACGTCGACACAGGCCAATCTGCGCTCGGGACCGGGATCTTCGACGGAAACGCTCTCGAATATCTTCAACAAGTCGATGGATCCGAACAAGGAGCTCTCTTCGTTGGGAAGAGCGGAGATCTTGTCTTCCGCGATCGTCTCGACTTCACTCCCACGTCGACGTCGGTCGTCGAGTTCGCCGACGACGGGACCGGGATCCCGTACCAGCGGGTCCAAGTGAACTACGGGATCGAGTTGCTATACAACAACGTGACGGTCACTTCAGCGGCGGGGACCGCGATCGCGAACAATCAAAGGTCGAGGACAGCGTACGGGGTGAGCTCTTACGAGATCGAAACTCTTGTCGATTCTCAAGCGCAACTCGACAATCTCGCGGACTTTCTCGTCTCAAAGTATTCGGATCCGGAATACCGGATCTCGGGCTTCGCGATCAACCTAGACTCGATCTCGACCGGCCAGAAAGCCTCCGTGTTGGGGCTCGAACTTGGCGACGTTGTGAAGATAACGTTCACGCCGAACTCGATCGGGGATCCCATTGTTCAATTCGGGCAAGTGATCCAGCTCGCTCACGAGATCGACCAAACAAGACACGACCTCGTTCTCGGACTCGCGTCCGTCGATTGGACGTTCTTGGTCCTTGACGACGCGGTCTTCGGTACAATGGACAGTAACAACGCCCTCGCTTTCTAAGGAGCTCTAATGGCTGGTGCCGGGTTCAAGGACTTCCAAGCTGGTGAAGTCCTCACAGCCGTCGACGTGGACACTTACCTAATGCAACAAACCGTTATGGTGTTCGCGGGAACGGCCGCTCGGGGATCCGCGATCGGGACTCCCACGGAGGGAATGTTCTCGTATCTGAAAGATACGGACGCGTTAGAATACTATACGGGCGCGTCGTGGGTCGCTTTCACAACCGGCGGCGGCGGCTTCGAGACTAACTTCTTACTAATGGGGGCATAAGTGGCAACGAATTACAAGACTCTCGGACAGCTCGATCTCACGAGCTCGACGTTGACAACGCTTTACACTTGTCCGGCCTCGACGGAGACCGTCGTGTCGACGATCGTGATCGCGAACCGAGCCTCGGCCGCTGACACTTTCCGTCTCGCTATGAGGACGGACGGGGACGCGATCTCCGACAAGCACTACTTGGCTTACGACGTGCCGGTGGCGGCGAACGACTCGACGACTTTGACTCTTGGGTTCACGATGGAGGCGACGGACGTGTTGTCGGTTGCGGCTTCGGGGACAGCTTCGGAACTTTCGGTCAACGCTTTCGGTGCTGAAGTAACCGTCTAAGGGGGTAACGACTAATGGCTGTTACTTCTATGGCAAACAGTTCCATCAGGGACTTCACTAAATTCAATTCTATGCGTGCGCCTTTTTCGGCAAACCCTGTCAGTCTGACATATTTACTGATTGCCGGTGGTGGTGGCGGTGGAAACACCACAGGTGACCAGACTGGGCGCGGTGGTGGTGGTGCTGGTGGTTATCGAACAGATACTTTTTCTTTGGCTACTGGTACTTATGGGCTGACTGTCGGCGCTGGTGGTTCGTCTGGAGGCAAGGGTTCTGACTCGCGCTTCAACCTAATTGTCAGTGCTGGTGGTGGTGTTGGCGGTGGTACGACTTCTTCAATTGCTGGGAGTGGCGGTTCAGGTGGTGGCGCTCTCGGACTAAATGGGTATGTGGGTGGTTCTGGTAACACACCGGCTACTTCTCCCTCACAGGGCAACAATGGTGGAAACGGTGCTAACTACGGCGCTGGTGGCGGTGGTGGTGCTGGCGCTGTCGGTTCAAGTTCGAGCGGTAACACTGGTGTGGCTGGTGGTGCTGGTTCTAGTTCTAGCATTACGGGTTCGGCTGTGACTCGCGCCGGTGGTGGTGGTGGTGGTGGCTACGGGACTGCTGGTGGGGCTGGTGGAAATGGCGGTGGGGGTGCCGGTGGTTCTGGTGCGAACTCTCCTGGTTCACCTGGTACGGCTAACACTGGTGGCGGTGGCGGTGGTGCCGGTAGCGGTACTGGTTCAGGTCCGACTGCTGGTGGCGCTGGCGGTTCTGGTGTGATTATTCTTGCTGTTCCTAGTATTACAACGGTGACATTCTCCGCCGGTGTTACACAAACAAGCGCGGTTGTAGGTTCTAATCGTGTCTACACTGTGACCGCTACTTCTACGACTGAGGAAACGGTGACTTTCTCGTGAGCCACTTTGCCAAGATTGACCCTGAAACTAACCTTGTGACCTTCGTCACTGTGGGCAGGCAGGAAGATGACGGTTTGGAAGCGGAACTGACCGCACGCACCGGCGATGTCTATCGGCAGACTTCTTACAACACCTATGGCGGTGTCCACTATGACCCTGAAACGGGGGAACCTAGTGATGACCAGTCAAAGGCACTCCGGTTCAACTATGCCGGTATTGGTTTCACCTACGATGAAGAACGCGATGCTTTCATTCCACCTAAGCCTTTCGATTCTTGGGTTCTGGATGAGGACACTTGTCTATGGGTTGCGCCGGTTGCCTATCCTGGAGATGGGGAAGCGTACACTTGGGATGAGGATGCTGGGGATTGGGTAGCGGTGCCTAATGAGTGAACGACCTTGCCCGTACTGTAAGACACCGCACGAATGCGTCACCGCCGGTTGCGGTGTTAGTTGTTCTGGCCATTTCTGTGACCTCGTAGTGGTGTAATCCATGAGGCTGCAACAACCGTGGCCGGAAGGGTACGGCATCAACGCGCGAAG